CCCTAACACGCTCAAAGGTTCACCAAGACAGTCCATTTACTGCCCGACCTAACCCGATCTAATGACGACTAAGGCCAAGAAGTCCAAACGGTTGTTGGGGGCAACAAAACCAAGGCTTCACAGCCCCTTTCTTACAGGCAAAAACAAATTACAAGATGTCAAAGACCTATGCGAGATTGTGAGGATTCCTTTGCTGCCTTGGCAGGAATATGTGCTAAAAGACATACTCACAGTGGACAAGGCCGGACTCTGGGTACGCAAGACCAACTTGCTGTTGATGTCTAGGCAAAATGGCAAGACTCACCTTGCTCGAATGCTTATCTTGACGCATCTCATCAAATGGAATACAAACGTGCTCATAATGTCTAGTAATAGATCGATGGCACTGGACACCTTTAGACAAGTCACACAACTCATCGAAACCAACGACCATCTCAAAGGGTTCGTCAAACAGATTCGATACGCAAACGGTACAGAGTCAATTGAGATGTTATCTGGTGCTCGCTTAGATGTTGTTGCATCAACTCGTGATGGAAGTCGCGGAAGAACAGTCAATGGCTTGTTATTTATTGATGAGTTGCGTGAAATTGATGAAGAAGGCTATAGAGCTGCAATGCCTACGACACGAGCACACGCAGGTTCGCATATACTCTTGACATCTAATGCCGGAGATGCTTTTAGCAAGGTACTCAATGATCTAAGAGAAAGAGCACTAGACCATCCACCTAAGTCTTTCGGATTCTATGAATACTCAGCGCCACAGTATTGCAAGATAAACGACAGAGCTGCGTGGGCGCAGGCAAACCCTGCACTTGGCTACACAATTACAGAAGAAGCGATTGAAGAAGCAATATCTACTTCACCAATAGAAAATACTCGCACCGAGACATTATGTCAGTGGATTGACTCCCTAAGCAGTCCTTGGCCTCATGGAGTCCTTGAAGAAACCAGCAATAGCGAATTGACTATAACACCAGGGGCATTGACAATGTTTGGCTTTGATGTTTCACCAAGTCGCAGAAACGCATCGTTAGTAGCAGGCCAGATGATGCCAGATGGCAAGATTGCTATTGGAATCTTAGAAACCTTTGAATCACAAGTTGCAGTAGATGATCTAAAGATTGCAGCTAGTGTAAAGGGTTGGGCTGACATCTATCGGCCTCGCATGGTTTTATTCGATAAATACACGACTGCCACAATTGCTGAACGTTTAGCCAATGCTGGAGTCATAACGCAAGACTGTTCAGGCCAGCAGTTCTATCAGGCATGTGGCGACTTGCTTACTGGTCTTGTCAATCACACAGTCGTTCACAATGGACAAGATGAACTTATCCAGCAATTCAATAACTGCGCAGCTAAGGTCAATGATTCTGCTTGGCGTATTGTCAAACGCAAGAGCGCAGGGGATGTATCAGCGCCTATCTCTATTGCCATGGTTGTAAGTCAATTGATGAAACCTCAATCTATACCAGCAATTTATGGTTAGACACGCAAAGGTTACTTGTCTAATAACTTGACAAATGGTATCCTTTCTGTCTATGGGTATATTCTCGCGTAAGCCACAAGTGTTAGAAGCGCAAGAAGCGCCTCAGATTATGGCCGATAGCTTCTATGGCTACAATAATTATTTCCCTGCATTAGTATCGCGTCAGATGGCACTTGGCGTTCCTGCAATCAAAAGATGCCGCGATCTAATCTCCGGCACTCTTGCTTCTGTTCCTTTGGAGTATTACAAGAAATCAACTGGCGAAAAGATTGCTGCACCACGTTGGGTTGAGCAACCCTCTAAGCATCAACCACTATATGAGACCCTTTATTTTACGTTGGATTCATTATTGATGTACGGACAAGCTTTCTGGCAGATCACAGAAGTTTATGCAGAAGATGGTCGTATGGCTCGTGCTAATTGGGTCGCTAATACTAAAGTCGGTTTTATTACAGATCCAGCAACTAACTTTGTAACGCAATACAACATTGATGGCAAGCCAGTACCAATGTCCGGCCTTGGTTCACTTATTACATTTCAGAAAGATGAAGGCATATTAGGAATAGGTGCTAGAACAATACAAGCTGCGTTAGATGTACAACGCGCTGCGGCGATTGCTGCCGCCACGCCCATGAGTTCGGGCATCATTCGTAATTCTGGCGCTGATCTCCCACCATCCGAAGTAACGGCATTATTAGCCGCATGGAAGCGCAGTCGCCAGAATAATTCTACTGCTTACTTGACATCGACTCTAAACTATGAAGCAACTTCATTCTCACCTAAAGACATGCTTTACAACGAGGCCATTCAGAACTTAGCAACAGAATGCGCAAGACTTTGCTCTGTAGATCCTTACTATGTGTCTGCATCACAAAACACAACAATGACTTATGCCAATGTGCAAGACGAGCGCAAGCAAATGGTTGCGCTAACTCTACAACCTTACGCATCCGCTATCGAAGCAAGACTTAGCATGGATGATATTTCTACCGCCGGACATTATGTCAAGTTTGCACTAGATGACACATTCCTTCGTACTGAACCAATGGAACGTTTGCTGGTATTAGAGAAGATGCTGGCACTTGGGCTAATTACAACTGAACAGGCAATGCAGATGGAAAACTTATCTCCTAACGGAAATGGTAGCTAATGGAAACTTTATTTATTGAAGCATCATCTATTGAATGCAATGAAGATCGCAGAGAAATCTCTGGCAAGATTGTGCCACTTGGTTCGGGCGAAGTTGGTAACACTAATCTTGGCGCTTACACATTCGAAATTGGTTCTATTGAAATAGGCGACGTTAGCAAGATTCGTTTGTTATCACAGCACGACATGAAGAAGCCTGTCGGGCGTATGACTGCTGCTGAAACTCGCGCAGATGGTATTTATGCAACATTCAAGTTGAGTCGCTCAACTGGTGGCAATGACGCGCTTGTCATGGCACAAGAAGGCCTAGTCACAGGGCTGAGTATTGGTGCAGAAATCCTTGCATCTAAGCCATCACGCGATGGTCACACAGTCGTCTCATCCGCACGACTCAAAGAAGTTTCTTTAGTAACTGAGCCAGCCTTCAAGTCTGCTCAAATACTAGAGATCGCAGCAGAGGAAATCATCCCTGCTGAAACACAACCAACTACAGAAAGCGAGACAGTCGTGGAAGAAACCACTCCAGTCGAAGCATCACCATCAGTAGAAGCATCGGCTGTAGAAGCTGCTCGCCCTACTATTACAGCAATGGCTTACTCAAAGCCACGCCTTGATTTCTCAGCCCCAAAGCAATTGGAAATGACAATCAGAGCATCACTTGGATCAGATGAGGCTCGTGACTATGTTCGCGCAGCAGCTGATACAACAGACAACGCAGGACTTATTCCAACACGTCAGCTCACAACTGTCATCAATGGTCTTGCTAACAACACACGTTCAGCAATTGATGCAATTACAACTGGTGTATTGCCTGATGCAGGAATGTCTTTTGAAATTCCTAAAATCACAACACTTCCAACAGTTGCAGAAACAGCAGAAGCTGGCACACCATCAAATACAGACCAAGCTTCTTCCTTTGTCACAGTTACCGTAAAAAAATATGCGGGACAACAGCAATTTTCTGTTGAGCTTTTTGACAGATCTTCACCATTGTTCATTACAGAATTGATGAACAACATGGCTGCGCAATATGCAGCTGCAACAGACAAAGCTGTTTATACAGCACTTGCTACAGGCGCATCAGCAGATGCAACAACACTTACAACATATCCAACAGCCTCAGAGTTGCTTGGCTTTGTTTCTCGTGGCGCAGCATCTGTCTACACAAACACACAAGGTTTCGCTCGCAACATCCTTGCTAACACTTCACAGTGGGCAAACCTTATGACACTCAACGATTCGGGCAGACCAATTTACATGGCGGCTCAACCACAGAACGCAGGCGGCGTTGTAGCCCCTGATAGCATTCGTGGAAACGTCGCGGGATTATCGCTCTACGTTTCAGCAAACGTACCAACAGCAAATGACACAGACAAAGATGATTCAATGATGATTATCAATCCAACTGCTTACACATGGTATGAGTCACCAACTTACCAGCTTCGTGCTGATGTAATTGCTTCTGGTGAAATTCTTGTTGCAATGTACGGC